TTGATTTTCTTCCTGTTTGAGCATGAGGTTCATGTCCGTCCGCATGAGATACCCGTTCGCCGGAATGATGTCAATGTGTTCATATTGCGTCGTCTGAATGAGTTCCGATGTCCGGTAATCTCCCCCAACATTGACATGACGCTCAAGCAGCTCACTCAACCCGATTCCCTCCGGCTCATACGCCCCGAATGTCTTTGACGTGTCGCCCTGGGGGTCTCCGTCAATCACAAGCACACGTTTCCCGTGTTCCTCACCTAAAATATAAGCGATGGAATCGGCGGTCGTGGTCTTTCCGATTCCTCCCTTTGGTGACATTACAGCAATAATTTTCATGTTGTTTCCTCCTGTTCTCTCTCAATCAATAATCTCTTTCATGACACCCGCATCGGTGCATATACGTCATGTTTTCTCCGACTTTATATAACAAAATCCCAAATACGGCGAACGCCCCCAGTGCTATGATGCCTGCTGCCGTGATGACTTTTTTCGTGTTCCTCACCTCCCGCCTATAAATAAATTGTGTAGTAGAGATTCATTTGCAAATCGCTGAAAAGAAATTCCGGTGTCTCGTCCGGCTCAAGCGGTTTCATAAGATTCCGCTCTTTCCACTGTTTATGACGGATTTCCGGAATCGCTCTGAATTTCTTGACTGCATCCGTCCGAATCTCCTCAAACATTTCATTGTGCAACAACAACGCAAGCCATCCGACGAAAACCTCTTTTTCATCCTTTAGGATTCGCAGCCTGTCAGAATTTTCAAGCAGCTTGACAAATTCCTCCAATGTCATCACGCACCGCCTCCCTTGACCTTGCCATCCTTGAGGATGCAGTTATTCGGGAGGCTCATTGTGCCGTTCCGCTCCATGTGCTTTCTGTCTGCAAGGCTCAAATATTCCGTGACGACGGCGATTGCCTCCTCTGCGGAATAGCAGGTTGCGACGAAATGTCCGACCTCTGCCATGTCCGCAAGAAATTCCTTTTGCGAATCCTGCTGCCTGTTGTTCCCGTATTTCATTTCAATGTAAAGCCCGCAGTAAATCCCTTTCGGGTACGGGAGGCACAAATCGGAGACACCCGCTTTCACGCCCATCTGCTTTAATTTGACCGCCTCAAGGCGGTTCCTGCTGCCCCCGTTCGGGCAATGGTGCAGCCATTTCAATTCAGGGTATCTCCTGTCATTCCACTCCGCCCACTGGACGACACTGATCTGTTCTGTGTCCTCGCTCCTCATTGCATGTCTCATGACCATTTCTTTCTCGCTCCTCTCTGCTGCCCTTTCTGCGGTACAGACATGATAATGTTTACAGAATAAGCAAACATGTCTACAGTCCTTGACTTTCAGCATCCATGACAGCCGTTCAAAAATATTCGTTACTCGCATCCCTTATCCTCCATGCTTTCCACCTGTCCCGCTCCCTCTCTCCTGCGACCTCCTTTTCCTCATTCGTGCATGTATGTAGAACATGCCATTGAAATCGTTGTAGTAGACCTCTGCATCCCTGAAATCAAATTCCGGATACCACTTTTCCATCTGCCCCTCAATGGCATCCTGGTTCTTCACCATGTCCTCAACGTATCTCCCTATCTTCTTATAGCTGCCCTTTCCCTTTTCTGGCTGCTTTGAATGGACGACCCGGATGTCTGGGTCAATGAGGCCTTGTGAGGAGTTCCACCGCTTTTCCGACCGTATTCTCTTCTTTTCCTTGACGATATAGTTCGCCATCCCGGAGAGGCCGTCTTCATCCTTTTGCAGCCTCCTCACCTCGTTCCTGCTGCTCTGCCCCCAACACTTCTCCACCGTGTCCATGTCAAGCGCACCGTCCATCACTATATGATGGTTCCAACGGATTTTCGCGTTCTCATTGTACTCTGTCACATAGACGTACCTACATTTCTGCAGCCCTCTCTTTTTCCTCTGGTAGTTCACCCTCCGGATGAAATTCTGCATGTTCCTAATCGCTGCATCAATGTCGCCATCCGGAGGCAGGTGAGCGTCATCATAGGTCAATGTCACCCAAAGGTCTCCATCGCCGAAATTATGGTTGATTAGCCTCTCTACATATTTCCTGGCGTTCTTGTCGTTCAGGTTCCTTTGCGCCTTTGAATTGTCCCTCTTGATGCTCCGCCCCTCTTCCGGCACTTCATCCAGGTTCCTGAACTGCGGATATATCTCGACCTCGAACTGCTCCCCGGCCTTTATCTCCTTGAGCGCATACACCATTTTCTTTCCGTGGGAGAACATCTGCTCTATAAACCATTCATTCAACTCCCCCATCGCTTTGTTAAATGCTGCCTCATAGTCATACGGGATGAAATTCATCCCCCTCTTTTTCCTCTATCCTGTCTTTCCTTTCCGCTCCATCTGACACCGTCCTCTATCCCGGTTTTCGTAGACTTGTTACTATCCATTACAAGGTCGGTAAACCCTCCGAAAACCCTTTATTTTTGCGGTCTTTTAAAGAAAATACCGCTTGCGTTACGGTGTCAGATTTGCTATAATATTTATAGTATCAATCGCACACATGACACCGTGATTGAGACCGGACGGCTACTCGCAATAGCCGTCTTTTTTGTCCTCAAGTTACCTCCCGCATCACCTCATTAAACATGACCGGAATATTATTTTTCTTTGCAAGTTCAATCTCCGCTTTCATCCCGGAGGAAATACCATATTTCGCACCAACGAAAACCGCATCGCACCTCCGGAGGATTTCCCGCCCTGCTGCCAGTCCGATGTTTCTTTCCTCCTCGACGGATTCCTCCAGGAATTGCGTCATATAGAGGTGTGTCGCCCCCGGAACACCGCCCTGCAGCAATACACCTCTTGTCAATTCCCTTGCATACTCAATATTCCGCTGCAAGATTGCATCATCATCCGCCCGATACGGTGAACATATGTAAATCAATTTCACTCTGTCTTGCCTCCGTTCCTGTACTCCCCCCCCCATAAAATCAAAAAGCGACATTTGAGCCTTTTCCTGCTCAAGCCTCTTGTTTGAGAGGTCATAATAATATTTGTCTAACTCAAACCCCACATATTGAAATCCCATCTTGTGACAGGCAATGAGGCTCGATGCGCTCCCGACATGTGTATCAAGAATCTTGTCTCCCTCTTTTGCAAATATCCTCAAGAGCCACATGTATAATTCAACTGGTTTCTGTGTGGCATGAATCCGGCAGTCATCTTTTGCATATTTCCGGAATATCTTTGCGGTCATATCAAAATCCGTCCACGCATATTCACACATCGCAAAAGTCACGTTTTCAGACTTATCCGGTTTATCCCATATGACAAAACATTTCGCCGGAGGGAGGTCAAAATAGTTCCCGCCCCATATGATTGAATGTTTCGCCACTCTGAATAGTTCCGTGAAATACTCCGGAGGCGGGGCGACTTTATCCCAATACGCTTTCGGATAATCACTTTTCTTTGTGCCATGCCTCCGCCCCATGTTATTTTTTACTTTGATTCCATAGGGCGGGTCTACAATGGCAAGGTCAAAATATTTGTCCGGGAACTGTTTCATCCCGTCCATGCAGTCACAATAAATATAAGCGTTCTTAAAATTCTCCAAATCCATTTTCGTTCCACTTATATCAATCACTTTCATCCTCCAAAAATTTCCACTTAAATCCATTAGCGATTTTTAAAAATCCATGACAACATTTTGAAATACTTGTATAATGAGTTCCTGTTTGTTCTGATGCCTTTCTTGCTGATTCCCATACTTTTATAAAAGTGTCGTTCCTGCTCATTTGAACAACAGGTTTACTCCTGTCAATCTGTGCAAAATGAGTTTTTGCATGAATACTTCTTGTTGTTATTTCTAAATTGTCAATACGATTATTTCTTTTGTTTCCATCAATATGATGAACTATTTCATCTTCCGAAAGTTCTCTCCCGACTGCTTTTTCTATAACAATCCTATGTTCTCTTCTGTTTTTTCCGTTAATATAAGACATTTTATAATCCATACTTTCGCAATAACTCCCTATTTACATCCTCTCTGATTTGTTATTGTTGGCGGTTCTCTCTGTCTGTTCAAACCGCTCACCTCTATCCCGGCGATGTCTACCGTGTTTTGATTTTTCTCCTTAAAAAATCAAGAAAAACCTGTCATCCGACTATGAACTCTCTAGCATGGTTCACCCGCTGCCATGTTTCCCACGGTATCACTGACTTTGTCTCTCGGCTTGCCATCGTCAGACACAAGGTTG